GGGGTGGTGTGGCGCCGGTGCGAACGGCAAAAAGAAGTGATGTCCATAGCAAACGGGACAGACTAGAGAAATTCACATCACAAAAGAACTGTCGCGTGACTGCACCAGAAGGCACAAATTCACAAAACACACAAGAAAACAAGAAACTAAAACAAAACAAAACGTCATCACGCAGTCTTGGAGCTGTGGAGCTTGGCGGAGACCACCTTCCAGGCGCCCGCTGAGCGGAGCTGCGGTTCAAACTCAGCACACTTGGCGTCCACTGAGTCCACATCAGCGACAAGCGCTTCAATGGCATGGCGGTTGAAGGACCCGAACACCGACATCTTGTGCAGGGTGTCCGACAGGTTTCGCTGGATGGCCACTCCTCCGCCTTCTTTGGAGTTGACGCGGAGTTTGCAGAATTCGAACTCGCCCTTGCGTAGTACCAGCTCCTTGAGTGCCATGCCGAACCGGGCGTAAAGCATCCGGACGAATTTGGTGTCACTGGTCTTGACCACCCCGTCGTCCCCCATCACCACGAACGGCAGAGCGTGTGCTCGGAGGAGCGACGCGTGAATGAGCGTGTTGAGCGAAAGGGTGTGCTGGTTGCCGCTGGGCCAACGGCACTTGTCGTCCTTGGGCACGAAAACGTTGCCTCCCAGTGTCACGTTGACAGTACGCACGCAGTTCGCCTTGTACAGGTTGTCTGCAAAGTGGAGCGGCAACTTGGGGCACTTCCGGCAAAGGGCGTCGAACGCAGCGGTGACCACCTTCTCGGGCAGACTGCCATCCCAGGCGGAGACGTCGAGGGAGATGAAGTCGTCTTCCGGCTTGACCGGGGTGCAACGCAGGCCGGCAACAAGGTCATCCCCCAGGAACCAACCCGACTTGGGGCCGGAAACTGAACCCATTGCTTGATCCAACGTGACGCAATTGGCGAGGAACGCTGGGACAACGAGGGGGACGCGCTTGCGGGCGCTGTTGGTGAGGCCGGTCTTGAGGGCGACGTACATCTTGCTCCAGCTGCGAATGGGGATGTGGCTCTCGCGGAGGCCCACGAAGCAGGTGGCTGCTTGGACGACTGACATCCAGTACGTGGGAGCTTGAAGTTCGCGGAAGCGGCAGTCTTGAACCTTCTTCCAAGTGATCTGCTCCCCTTTGGGGTACAGGTGCATGGGCGCGCAGCCGACCAGCTTCTCGGAAGACAACCACTGGAAGACTTGTTCAACGTCAGCAACAAAATCATCCACCTTGTTGCTGAGAACAAGCGCAGTCATGAAGCTAGCGCTGGTCTTGACTCCTGACACGATCATGGGGTCGATCTTGTAGAGTTCGAACAGCTTGCTGGCGGAGGAACTGCGAGCGATGCGGACAGCCGTGGCGAGAAACACGCATTTGCGCGCGTCGCTGTCGGCCGCCCACTCGAACACTGGCTGCAGAGTCTGCGTGAGGGTGGAGACCTCCTCGGCAACCTGCTTGGCGACGTTGTCCACAACGACGTCGTCGCTGGCAGTGCCCGTCTTGGTCTGCTTGTAGTAGTGCTCGCAAGCCACAACCGTGTCGTCAGAAGGCACTAGCACTCCGCGGTCGTTGGTGAGCTCGCCAACAGCGTGTTCGTCTTTCGGCTTGATAGACTGCGTGGCCGCCATCTGGTCAAAGTACGCGCGGAAGACCGGGGCCACAAGCTTGCGCGCGTTCTTGGCATTGGCGAAAGGCATGAGAGTGGCTCGCTCGGCGTACTGTTTGAGAACTGCCCG